CAAGACCGTGCCGACGCCGTTATTGATGACCGTGAAAGCAAACCCTTCCCGTGCACTTTCGGCGGGCAATAGATTTAAGCTGATATCGCCGGTACAGGACAAAACCGCTTGACTGTAGGAAGCGGTTATATTGGTGTTAGCGCCGATGGTGAAGACCTTGGAGGCAAAGCCCTGCGCCGAATCCCCCGCGACGTTATCCGTTGTAACCTGAACCACACCCGCCGCATTTTGCACGACGATCTTGTAATCCCCCGCTCCCAGCCAGATATTCGCAAAGCCGTTCGCATCCAGAATAACCGGATTAGCGTTGACTGTGTTGCCCGTGGAATCGGTGTAACTGTCCTTGAGCGTCATCGTTCCAGCTGCGTAGGTATAAACCTTGCCGCCAGCCAGAGGATTGCCGTCAGCGTCGAAGAAACGGGCTTTTATTACGGGGAGTAATTGGGTCATTCAGCATCCTTTGCGAATTTTTCAGGCACCTTGAATTTTCCATCTTTGGCAATCAACCGCGCCAAGTTATTAGCTTTTCTAACCTGCAACTTTGCTGCCCCACCCCTAGAAACCGTGGAAATAGCTTGACCAGCCGCCGCGCCTAAGGGTCCGGCCTTAACGCCCAAACCTAAGGGAAGCAAACGACTTCCGAAGGTTGCCAGTGTTTCAGCGAAGATTCCAGTATCAGCGGCCTTTTTAATAGCTTCTCGTTCCGCTTTAGTATAACCGCGCATCCGCTTGTCATTCAGGTAAAGATTTTTAAATCCCGTTTTTAAGGCGTTGGCTGGCTGTTGCGCCATTTCCGCACGAGTGATGATTTTCTCTACGTCCCGCAACTTTGCTTGCTTCGACCACAGCCTGCGGCCTTCTTTCAGGGCGCTCAATCCTTCTCTGCCCCCCTCAATCATGGTATCGTCAGCATCTTCAATCCTGTTTCGGATCATGGTTTGCAGGTCATGGAGCTTTTTACCTTCCTTTTTTAGCTTACCTAACTCCGTATGATCGTCTATCAGGTCACCCAATTCCTCATCAATTTCTTGTAGGGCCGGAAGGTCTAACGGCTTATCCCTCAAAGCTTGCATTTTTTCAATAAATTTCGTTGTTGCCTTGTCGCCCGCAATCAATCGTCCGGCCTCGGTCTGCGGCTTAAGTTTCTCCGCATCATCAAGAATACTGTTAATAAATGTCTTGTTCAGGTTAGCGCCATTCTCCGTGGCGAACTGATAAGCGGCGTTACTTTCTGCTTTTACCGCGTCTGCCGTCATGGCTGGATCAGGGACCATCTTATTTATCAGCTTTTCGCCGCCTACGGCATCCGATACTTTTTCCACGCCTTTTTCTACTTTGCCGACGGGCACAACATTAGCGCCCAATTCTACGACATTGCCGACTGCCTCCAGATTGCGGGCGGCGCGTGGATTATTGGCGGCGAACTCTTTGTAATTAGCAGCTTCCTTCTGTAGAAGCCCGCCTATAAATTGACCAGGAGCGGATTGTGCTACCGCATTGCCTACAGCCTGAAAACCTTCCTTAACCAGTGGCGCGGCGGTTGCATCATACAATTTTTCCGCACTTTCACCAATAACATCATTAGCAAAACCAGCCACACCCTTGCCCGTTACCTGCGCAAACGTTTCCGGCAATGATTGTTCGCCTGCCTGATACGCATTTACCGCATCTTGGGCCATTCCTGCCCGATTGTCGTAGGCTTGCCCGACTTTATCCGTAAAGCTCGGTTGTCCCACGTCTGGAAATTTCTGCGCGATTAGCCCCTTGATCTGCTCCTTAGGCATATCGTCTGGAAAGCTTACCTCGGCTCCATCAGGCATCCGTACTATCGGCATTATTTGAAATACTCCGTATAGTCAACGGGGCCGGAGGCTTGCGGAGTGGATTCTTCAAAAGGAAGGGGAAGGCTCCTTTGTTGTGCCAGCGTGTTCGCCTGCCGTTTCAGAGCTTCCATCGCCGCGTCGATCTTGGTCGCTTTTACTTCGGCGCTATCATTTTCATCGGGCAACATCTTAATAAAAGGTTGTGCATCGCGGTCAGAAGTAGCGCCACTACCAACCACGCGGAATGTTTGCCGGATCATGTTTTCAGCATTGGCTTTTTTAACACTAAATTCGCCCTGGGACTTAGCCGCATCCGAAGGAATATTTGCTTTATTGGCGAACGTGGCTTTGAAGTCAGCCATCATGCCAGATGGAGCCGAACGGGAAGCGGCCTTTAATTGCTCAAATGCGTCTAGGGTTACGCCTGTATTTTTGATCTTGCCCAATGCGCCCGCCTCGATCTTGGCTTCTTGTTTTGCCATTTCGGTATCGGCAGCCAAACCGGATTTCGCCTTTTCTTCCTGCCAACGCTGGCGGGCTTCGGCCATCATAATTTTGCCTTTGGGAGAGTTATCTAATGCTGCATCGCCCGTCGAGAAGTTAGGCGCAGGCTTAAAGTCACCAGAAGGAACATTTGAATCAAACATTTCCATGCCCCCAGCGGCAGGCACAGCTTGTAAGGTGCCGGGAGGTAAAGCGGGCGGCATACTTAAATCGCCATTTATCGGGGCCGTTTCAGTAGGGATCATCGCTCCGAAGTTGTTTCTTTGAGGCGGTGCATAACCGGGAGTAGCCGAAGGCGGGGCCATCATGCCGCCGACCGTGTTGCCCCCCATGCGATCCAGCACGGAAGGACGGCTTACCGTGTTGCCGAAAGCATCCGTATAAACCTGTTGCTTGCTGATATCATAAGCTCGCGCCAAGCCCATTTCCTCTTGCGAAAGAGGTTGGCCCATTGCCGCCTTGTAAAATGCTTGCTCGGCCATTCCCTTGAGATCGGGGCGCATGGACTTGGAAAGCTGCGCCTGTGAGATTTGTTCCTGCAAGCCGATTTGACGCTCTTGCATCGCCCGTTGACGCTCCACATCAGCATAATCCTGATAGCTTTTGAGGCCGAATAAGATGTTGTGATCGGTTGGCATTACATTTTCCTTCCGTACATATAACCCGGCTGATCCCACATAATCGGCTGCTGGGCTTGGTAATTTCCGAACATGCTGCCGAACTTGCTTGCCATGTTAGCGCCCGTCTGGTTGCCCAGATTCATGGTTGCAATCCCTCCCGCCGCCTGTGCGTTACCGATAGCACCGTAAGCACCGCCGACATTCTGTGCGTAATTAGCGCCCAAAGAGCCAAGAGTTCCCGCCGCCGATTGCCCGCTATTCGCCACGCCGGTTAACATGCCAAAAGTGTTTTGCTTGTTCGTGGTATCTCTGGCAAACGCATTGCCGAACTCCTGCGAGGCCAAGCCGGAATTGAAATCAATCGCTCCTTTAATGGCCGAACCACTCAAGAAATTGCCCCTTGCGGCGTTAGCGCGGCCTAGCGCTTGTTCCCCTTGTTGCAGGCGAAACGCATAACCGGGATCATCCTGAAAGTCATCCGCGCCGAAAGTATCCAGCAAGCTACCGTATTGATCCCCTACGTCGCCCGCCGTGCGGTTTGCCTGAAAATCAGCGTTCAGTGTGTTCAGGTTGTAATTGCGGGTACTGCTAAAAACCCGCTTGCCGTTGGCCTTGGTGGTCAGGTTGCCGTTGGCATCAATGTAATAATCCGTCGCCTTATCGGCGTGACCGTTCCAGTATTTCGTGTCATCCTTCATGGAGACAGCGTTATTTCGCGCATTGTACTGCGGGGCAATACCCAGCAAGGCACCAATGCGATTGCTTGCTGCCGTGCCGTTATTGATGAACGGCGTCAGGTTGCGCTTGGCTTCGGCCTGCTGCTGGTTATACATGGCGATCTGCTGCTGATTGGCAGCAACCAGATTGCCTTGCGCATCTTTAATCGCGTTCTGGCCTTCAATCAATCCGCCAAGGCTGGCACCGATTGCTGAACCACCGGGAATGCCTGTTAAACCGCCTGCCAGTCCACCTAAAATGCTCCCGAAACCCATGTTTTCACCTATCTATAAAATTTTAGTAAATTACGGCGCATTTTGCAACTCAATAATGGCATCATACACCCGTTGAAACCACAAGCGCCATTCGGTAGACAATTCCTTGCCCGTCATTAGCGGCACCTGGTTAGGAGGATCGGGTAAGTTATCCATTGAAGCGGCTCCCTGTGATGTGGACTTTCACCGGATCGGATATGCTAACCTCAAACGTCATTTGCCGACGCACGCCCAGCTTGCGCCAGATAGCCCGCGTTTCGTATTTTCCTTGTGCCCCGATTGGCGTTGAGTATTCGTTCGACCAGTTATGCGCATCGGGGCTGATCCGCAACCATGCCAAAGGATAAGGCGCGGTAGTATTACCCACCCCCGCGTCGAAATCAACTTCCAGCGAAGAAATCTTGAAGCGCTTGCCTTCGTTGAATATCGGGGAAAACACCCGCGAGCGCTTGATGGGCATATCGTTATCGGTATAGGTGTCGAGGTCGATCTGGTAAATGTTGCCGGAAAGCCGGTCGCCGGTCAGGTTCTTGCCAAAAGCGAAAGCATGAAACACGCCCAGCCAGCGCTCGAAATCCCCATCCACCAGAAAAGCCCGTTCGTGCCATAGCTGCGTGGCCGCATCATAGACCAGTGATGTTTCCATGCCGATTCCGGTCAGGATGTAAAACAAGTGGCCTTCCTGCTGATAGGTGAACCCGATTAGCTCGCTTAAATTCGCTTTTGTCAGCGCGTATTCTATGGCCTGTGTCGAGATACGCAGCGGCGTGATGCCGTTAGCGCGAAACACCATGCCGGAGCCGTATTTGTCCTGTCCGACCCAGAACGCGGTATTATCGGTTTTCGCAACACAAAAAGCCGACACCAAACCCATCTCCATGCGGCCACCGGAGAGGCGGGCATAGGGAAAATCAGCGCTGCCGTTGTTATACCAGAACTCGGTAGTCGAATTGCCGAACAGCAACAATTGCCCGCCCAGAGAACAAAGCCCAACCAGTCCATCGGGGGAGCTTTCCGCCGTGGCAAAGTCCAGCGCATCCCACGCTAATCCATCGTACAGACCGGACAGATAAAACTTGCCCAGATTATTCGGCGGCACAATGATAAAATAGCCATCCTGAAAAATGACGTAAATCGCGCCGGGGAAGTCAGAATCGGTAATTTGCGCAAAAGCATTGGTGGCAAAAGTGAAAATGTAACCGTTCGGGCTGCTGGCAATCATAAGTTGCAAGCCGTTTTCGTCCATCGAAACGGGATCGGTGAAGGTCGATAACGTGCCGCGCAAGGTGCTGCTGCCATCGCTGAACACTTCATACAAGCCATTCCCGGACACGCAGAACATGCGGCCATTGCCACAAGTGATCTTGGCACGGATCGGCCCTTGCCCAACGGTAGCAAACAGCTTAAGACCCGGCGTACCGTACAAAGCCGCGACGTCCTTGCTTTTGCTTTCCGCGAGAACGGGAAACAGGTTGATGGAGCGCTCGGCGTTGAAATTGCCGCTTCTCATCTGGTAGCTGGGACCGACTAGGGGGGCTTTCACCTTTTATCTCCCCGTATCGTCATAAATATTATAGCGCCATGATTTGCGTTCGGTTTCTGGTTCGCGGGAAGTCGTAACTTTCAAAGCCCGCTTACTCGTGGTTGCCGTCATCATAATCAACTGGCTGGGCATCTGGTCGTATTCCGGCGCAAGCTCGATTGCCAGATTGTAGCGCAAAGCCCGTTCCCAACCGGGAGGCAGGGAAATTTCGTCATCCAGAGATGAGATTTCAGTAAGTGGTTGCTCCATGAACAGGAATAAAGTGCTGGAACGATCCGGCACCGGATAAAGCTTGATGGTCGCGTTCGGATAGTCGCGCACATACGCCAGCCGGTTCGGGTAATCGCTGCGCTGCGTCTTGTCGGAAAACTCGTTGTATTCTTCCTCCGAGATCAAATCAATCGGATGGTCGAAGCCGTCATACATGATATAGGCTTGCTTAATGACTGTGGGGCGGGAGGTGTTAAAAGTGGCCCCTGTGCCAATGGTGTAAGTGGAAACGCCAGCGGTAAGCGGGAAACTCTTTAGTCCTTTGCTGAACGCCAACAGGCTTTCATTCGACCAGGTGCCGAGCATCCCGTTTAAGGCGGAAAGAGCATCGGCGGCTTCGTCATCGCTGGGGGCTTCGGACTTCATCAGTACCCCGATAAGCCGTAATGCCCCTGTAATGAGGTTGCGCGCCGTTGCCATCTTATTTCTTGCCTAGTGGTTTGGCTTTGGTTTTAGGAGCGGCCTGCGTCGAAGCGGCAGCATCCAGACCCATGCGGGCAATGCGGTCGCCAGCATTTTCCGTCAAGTCTTCCCGTTCGCCATTGGCAACGCCGTTTTTATTGGCGTCGTGCAGTTCCATTTCTTGCTTGGCGACTTCCTGCTTTTTCTGGGCGATCTTGGCTTCTTCTTCGCCGTTCAAGTCTTCCTGCGTGACGGTGGTGTGCAGCATTTCGCGGGCGTCTTTCTGCGCTCTTTCCAGTTCGGCGTTCAGCAGTTCGATGCTTTTTTCAACACCTTCGCGCGGCGTTCTTGGTTCCGAGCCTTTCTTGCCTTCTTCCTTAATAAACGCTTCCGGCGATTCCTGCCAGCCGACTTTCTTAGCCGAAGCAATATCGTCATGGGAAACGAATACGCGAGCGCCATATTCTTTATGATAGAGATAACAGGGTATTTTAGCAGTCATTTTTATTCTCCTGAATGTGAAAAGAAAGGGGGCTTTCACCCCCAATCATTAACCTGTGATACGAGCGGCCCACTGCGGCATGACCACGGCAGAACCGTAGAGAATGTCCAGACGGCAAGGCAAGGTGTCGTTTACCACGTCATACTGACGGATAACGCGAACCGACAAGCCATCCACAGTTTCTTGCGCCGCAAAGTCCACACCATCGGGCTTAATCAATGGCAGGGAAACAAAGCGTACCGCATCGGGGTGGAACGCGATGTTCTGTGGATACAGACCATTGGCCGCACCTGTTTGCAGGGTCATCGCCGCATTATCGGCAACCGCCGCGCTAACCGTTTGGCGCGCACCGGAAGTCGTGATGGACGGGCTGATGGACAAGGTAGCCTGACCGGAACCGTTCGCCGTGGCATCTGCCGTAACGACGAATTGTTGCAAGTAAGGCATGGCCGTCTTGATTTCAGGATGGATAGCGTAAACGCCCGCAATCGTGAAGACCGTTCCGGCATTGATGGTTGCGGCTGCTGTCCATCCGTCTGTTACCAAAGACGAGCCGGTTTGAGCCGCGCCATTGACCAGAGGCGTACCGCCCTGCGTACCGTTCTGGTGAACAGGCATCAGGTTGTTACGCATGAAGTGGAAGCCAGCGGCATCGCCCATGTAACCGGATTTGTACTGCTTGGCGATTTCGGCCTGCGAGTTAAACAGACCTTTCAGACCGTCAACCGTTTTGGCGTTGGCGGCAGGGTTAATCATCGCAAACAGATCATCATCCGGCGTAAGCGTTTCGTTCAAGCGCTGCAAGGCATCCATATACACGCCGAAAGTCGCGGGAGTGGTTCCCGGTGTACCGACGAGGTTATAGATTTGCTTGTAGCTGGAAGCCAGAACGTCTTTTTCGATTTCCGCTGCCAGACGAGCCATAGCGGGTTCGAGAACGCGCTTAGCCATTTGTCCGATAGCGATCTCGGTAGCGATTTCCGCCGAGGTAAAGCTAACGTCGACACCCTTCTGGGTTGCGACGGTCAGCGATACCGTATCTTCGACCACATCTTGCGGGGCAAGGGTACGGCCAGAGCGGATCGTGAATTGGGCAGGCTTGGCGATCTTTACAGTGTCGCCGGGCTTATACCCGTTGTTTCCGCCCCATAGTTCGGCGGATTCTTTAGCGATTGCTTTGACAAAGCTTAACTTGTCATGCAGCATTTTAGTAGCGACTTTGGATAGAACCGAAGCCGCGTTTTTAGCGGTTAATACTTGATTGGCCAATTAAGGTCTCCTGAATCAATGTTGAAATTGATCCTGGAATTACTTGGTGATATTTTTCAGCCATTCGCCGATTTCATCACCGGATTTCATATCCAGAACCGTTCGATTTCCAACCGCACCGCGCCCTTTTACGGACGACATGGGGGCTGGCGCTCTGGTGACAGGCTTGGCCGTGGCTTGCTTGATAAGTTCGTCAATCTTCAACGAAGCCTTGTACGTGGTGAGCTGGTTTAATTCCGCCAGCACATCGTTCTTGGCGATCAGATAAAGTGCTTTCCCGGCATCATCGGCTTCCATGATGAGCTTTTGAATGTGCGGAGCAGCGTATTCATCTGCGTAGTCTTGCGTGACCTTATCAAAGTCGGAAAATTCTTCTCGCGCCGTTTCGATCTTGGCCTGAAACTCAATCTGCTGTTGATAAGCAGTTTTCGCTTCGGTTTCTTCTCGTTGCTGGCGTTCGTAGGATTCCCGTTCTGCCTTGCTTGCGGCTTTAGCTTTTTGCTCTGCTACGGCATCGACATAATCTTCAATCGTCTCGAAGTCGTTGGGGTTTAATTTGCCCGGCGCTTGAGTGGGTTGATTATCCTTTGGCTGCGGAGTGCCACCGTTTTGTTCTCTCTGGCGTCTTTCGGCGTGTAGCTCGGCGGTCCGTCTGTCGATGGCGCGTTGCTTACGCTCAAGTGCCTTTTCCAGTTTCTTGATGCGCTCCTCTGGCGTTATTTCTGCCGCTTGTTCCTTTTCAGGTTCGGGCTGTGCCTCGGTAACTTCAATCTCTGGGGTGGGTTCCGCGTTAGGTTCAGGAGGGAGTTCCTCTGATGGGGCGGTTGGGTCAGTCATTTAAGCTTTCCTTTGGTTAGTTTACAGGGGGTTTCAATTGTTTACAAGAGGTAATTAATAGGTGTTCGTCGCCGGGTTAGGCACTTGTCGTTCCACCGGGCAACCAATCTTGATAATCGGCGCAACGCTACCGCCGCCTTTTACCCGAATTTCTACTCTGGTGCGGATCAACGTGCTGTTGTTTGCCAGTTTGA